CATCAATTTAATAGTCATTTGGTTTTACTATCTTTTTAATATTATACTCAAAAAAATGGGAGGTGTCAACTGGATTTTGCCAGTTACCTCCCTGCGGCGACGATACAAACTATATAGACAATTCTTTTACCACTTTACAAGTCCAACCTTTATGAGATTTTCTTTGTCCCTTTATAATTTTACTCATAGTTCTATGGTCTAATCCATACTCTTCACAAGTTTTTCTCATACTTTTAGTTATAACGACTAACCCAGAAGAAGATTTCAACTCATACTCATATCTTTTATAATTATCATTCGTATTAAATTTTTCCTTTTTCTTGTAATAATTTATTTTATTAAACTTTTTATTATTATTGTAAATATACTTTCTAGCAACACCACCTTTCCAGTTCCAGTGAAGTTCTCCTCTCATGCTTTCACTTCTCTTTACCTTTGCATTTTCATACAAATATGAATTACAATATCTTCCTTTTGATTTCATATTGATATGAGCACACAACATCTTCTGAGTATTTCTATGTCGTATTCCGTATCGTTTCTCACATATTTTTTGAAGAAGAAGATGAGCGATGTAATGTTCTCTACCTGTGAGAATTACAACTCTATCATTGCTACCAAAAATACTTTTAGGAAAAACATGATGTTTTTCTGCATAACCTTTTGGACAATTTCTATTCGCCGCCCTTCTAATAAGACTACAATAAGTCCTTAAATAATTCATTCTACTCTAATTTGACCGCATATGTATTTATAATAAAAAGGAGGGTCTTTCACCCTCCCCCTGATAGATTGCGGTCAAATCAGGTGTAGTTATTTAGAGATAGTCCTTCCTAGTATGATGCTCTGGCACAATTTTACCTAAGACAATTGTGAGGAGTCCGTCTTCAAATGTGACTTCGCGGACTTCTGTGTCGTCGGATAAAGTCCACGCTCGTTTAAAACTTCTGCTAGCCACTCCCTTGTGGATAAACGTCCTATCCGATTCGGTATCGGACTTTTGCCCTTCGACAAAAAGTTTTCCATACTCGGTGAAGACATTTACCTCTCCTTTCTTAAACCCTGCAAGGGCGATCTCTAAACGAGATTCGACATTACTTACCTGAATAAGATTATATGGTGGGTAGTTAGAAGTCGTTTCGTGAATATTGAAAATTCGATCAAAGTATTCATCCATTCCAATACTATTGCGTGTGATTCTATCCATCAAAGTAGGAAGATCCGCAGCAGTATACCTTGTGAGGTTTGTCATTATAGTAGCTCCTTTAAAAGCGAGGTTGTGTTTTGTGGATCCTTACGGCATCCATTAATAATTATACGAGATTATAAAAAAATCGGGATGTTGTTTCCCGCACTTTTTTATTCGGCATCCTCTACCTTTTTCTTTTTGGCACCAATATTATACTTGGTTTCCAGAATCCAGTCCCCCTTGTCCTTATAAGCGAGAACCTTAATCTGGTTCAAAGGGGCGATGTCTTGAATCTTCGTCAGGTCTACAATTTCAATCAGACCCCAATCAGCAAGCAGTTGGGCAATACGATTGCGACGCTGAACATCATTCACAGTCAGGTTAGCATGTTTGCCATCCAGAGCAAACAACTCCTTAAAGTGAACGAGATAATATCTACCTTGCTTGTGTAGAATATGGCAAGACTGATAGATTTTCTTTTCTTTTCTTGAAGCTACTCCGATACGGGTCAAAGTCTCACGAACCTTAAGAAAGTCATCAGGTTCGTTAAGAATCACTTCCACCATTTGGTCGGGCGTCCACTTCACTTCAGGTTCTTGAACGACACTCATTTTGATCCTCCAGTTTCAAATTTCGATTTAATAAAAGTAAGTTGTTCTTTAGTAAGAATCCTCAAAGCTTGTTTTGCCTTCTCATTACTATACCCATAGTAACGCTTAACATAATCAAGGTCTTTGATTTTATCTTGTCGGAGCCAGGGAGAAAATCTCTTCTTTTTCCTCAGACTATTTATAAAAAAGTCATACTGGAGTTTCTTTGGAAGGAAGTGATACCGATTCATTTCATTCGCAAACAAAACGCAATCAAGATGACCTGATAAACAACGATTGATAATATAAGGAGCATATTCCTTCTCAAGTGAGGGATCTTCGTCAATCAGATGGTTCTTCGTTTGATTGATCGAGTTTAACCAGTCCTTCAATTCCATAATTAAAAAGCAATAGTTCTTTACGTGTTTTTTGTTCTCGCATATATTCACCAACAGAACGCATCGTATAAGTGAGATCAAACTCAGCAGCGTTCCAGTTCTTAAAGCGATCTTTCACAAGTTGATCTGAATTATAACTTACCAATTGATCCATATCGTTGGAATCGCAATCAGCAGCAAACTTATCGTGATCAAATCCTTTGTGCATTGATCCCTTACGCCCATAGAGATTATCCTTAATATCATAAGGAGGATCGAGATACATAAAAGCACCTTTGTTTCCATCCATCAGATAATCGTATGAGTAATTAGTTATACGCCAATTTGTGATTATTTCAGAATACGCAGGCAGTTTTTGGATCCCTCGCAAACTGAAGTTGTTGTTGGAAGCTTGTTCTGAAAATGAAGAACTCTCTGTGAGACCACTGAAAGAGCACTTATTGACAACGTAAAAAGCCACAGCACGATCAAAATTTGACACGGTTTTGTCATTGATCTGTTCCTTTGATTGGAGGAAAAGTTCTTTTGCTTTGTCTGGAGTATTATTTGCGTTCTTTAAATCAATAAGTTCACTTTTCAAATCATATCCAAACATCTGGAGTTGCTGCCAGAAGTTTACCAGTGGTTCATAAAGATCATTCACCCAAATATCTAGGTTAGGATACTTCTTTGTGATGTGAATCGCAACACTTCCTCCACCAAGAAATGGTTCACGGAACTCATCATAGTTGCGAAGATCTGGAAAATAAGGATCCATCTTGACGCAAGCACGGGACTTGCCGCCAGGATAACGCAAAGGTGTTTTAAGACTCTTTAGACTGGTCATAATCTTTAGGATGATACTTCAAATATTCAAAGAAGGTGAGTTTCATTTCCTTCTGAGTCATACCACAATGTTTTGCGGCAGCAGGTAGAGTCATTTTAGCACGAAACAAACCTTCGTTTGCTTCTCTTACATTCTCTGGAGTTGTCTTGACTGGGACCTCATACAGAGATGCCTTATCAATTTTCAGTAGACCCATTTATACACCTCACAACGATTTGAGTATTTTTGGTTGCGTCTGCCATCTCACGATAACCAGTTCCAACATAAACTTGACCGCCAACTACGGCAACGGCACAGGCACCCCAGAAGATGTAATACCACTTGGATTTAACTTGATGTCTCATTTGAACTCACACTCCATATAAATAATTTAAAATCACACTCAAAATGAATTACAGAAATATCTATAATTCTATCATTGATAAGTATAAAAATCAATCAGGAATAACTGAATCTCACCACATTGTCCCCAAGAGTTTAGGTGGTAATGATAGTCCAGAAAATCTTGTTGATGTTTCTCCAAGAGTTCATTACATTCTCCATTTATTACTATACAAAATGAATTCGGGTAATAACAAAAAGAAAATGTGGTATGCCGTTTGGAATATGTCCAATCAAGGAAAAATTAAAACGGGGTCTATGTATCAATTCATTAGGGAAGAGTGTGCTGTTAGGCAAAAAGAGATACAACCAAAAGTGCCTTGGAATAAAGGAAAGAAGGGGTATAAGATTAATCAAAGACCCCAGAAAGGTATCCCGAAAGTAACCTCTTATAAACCGATTGAATATGATGGTGTTATATACCAATCTATCAAAGAGGCTGTAGAAAAAAGTGGTAGAAGTTACTACATAGTCACCACTAACGGAACTCGCATTCAACCATGATTTCAGTTAGACAGGCAAGCATATTGATTTCTTGATCTGCTACAAACGCACTCTGATACTGATACTTAGCAAGAACAAGCACAGCAGCAGGAATGCTATTGTTTTCAAGGGCGCTATAAAGAGCATCGTAAATACGGCGCAACAATAAAGTAGTATCATTGTCCATATTAGATACCACCCACTTCCGAACTTCAGGGAAGTTCTTCTCTTTAAGGTTTTGAAGAAGGTCATTTACAGCGATGTCAGAGAAAGAAGCAAGAATCCCAGAGTCGATTTCTCCCCCCACCGAGTATCTTTGGCATTCGTTGAGGACTCGTCGCCAGTCGGGGAAGTGTTTGTTGATGAGTTCGGCAAGGACTTTAGGATCGTATTGTACACGTTCTTCATCCAAAATGTTTTGTAGACGCTTGAAGAAGGATCCTGCCAACTGGGTTTTTTCTTTCCCTTTAATGGAGAAATCAATGACTGCACATCTGGAATGAAGGGGTTCAATGATTTTGTTTTTGTAGTTACAAGTGAAGATGAAGCGGCAGTTACCAGCAAACTCCTCAATAAACGCCCGTAGGAGGAGTTGTACGTCGTTCCCTGTGTTATCTGCCTCATCAATGATGACGACTTTGTGTTTAGCATCTGACGAAAGCGATACGGTCGAAGCAAAGTTCTTCGCATTGTTTCGGACAGTATCGAGGAATCTACCTTCGTCGGATCCATTGATGACATAT